GACGACCTATTCTATCGCTTGCATTCCTACGGGGTAGGGTCACCAGGCGGTCAGTATCCTCCCTACAACATTGTTAAGGAATCAAACGTCAAGTGGAGGATTGAATTAGCACTCGCTGGTTGGTCACCAGAGGACATTGAGGTATCTACAGAGACCAATGTCTTGCTGATCAAGTCTAAGTCAAAGGACACAGACACATCAGAGTACGTCCATAGGGGTGTTGCAACTCGGAGTTTCGTCAGAGGTTTCAACCTGGCAGATGATGTCGAAGTCGGCACAGTCAGCTTCACAAATGGGATGCTTGTGGTAGACTTGCAAAAGATTATCCCTGACCACCAGAAGCTGAAGGTTTATGAAATCCAGAATACTGCACTACCTCCGAGTAGCAGTGAGTCACCCAGTAACGCACTTTAATTTACTGACAGTCGGTGTCCTTATTCTAATAGGGGCACTGCATAACCATGCTCATTTTCATATGACGCAGGACGCCGATGCATATGTCAGACAATGGTGTAAGTCTTCAGATGAAAACAAAGCGACTTGCAAAAGTTACAGCAGCGATTATTGATATATACTGGGTCTAGTGACAAACGAATCGATGAACGTAACTATCAAGCAATCAGACGGGACCGCAACAACTTTTGAATGTGACGGCGATACATATATTCTTGACGCAGCAGAGGAAGCAGGGGTAGATATGCCATACTCCTGCCGTGCAGGTGCATGTAGCACCTGTGCTGGTAAGATTGAGTCAGGCACAGTGAATCAGGAAGATCAATCATTCCTAGACGATGATCAGATCGCTGCAGGATTCCTTCTTACATGTGTCTCTTATCCTACATCTGATGTAGTGATCCTAGCAGAGCAAGAAGAGCATCTTTATTGACATATATAATGTGCAACTGAAGAGACTCCCTACAGGGGTCTCTTTTTGTTTGGAGTTGATTTTAATGAATATGTATGTTAACCTGTGTAGTAAGACCTACGCAGAGAAAAGCGAAACACTTACTCTTGACGTGCCACCTGATCTGATGGACTCGTTTATGCAGTATGTCCACGTCCTTGCTGATGAGAAAAACATCACAGCACGCCGTGCCTTTCAAGACATGGTGCAAGGCACTTACGAACAACTAATGGAAAAAGATTATGAGCGTAAAAATCGCAAGAATGCAAAGCGGAGAGGACGTAATCGCTGACGTTAAAGAAGTCAGAGCGTCCGAAGATCACACCCTGCCTCTCGCGTATCAGTTTACTCAACCCTACTCAGTGGTGATTGAGCAACCTGCAGACAAGATGTTTGAATTCCAAGGGGAAGAAACTGTCCCTGATGAGATGGACCTGTCTGATGTGCAGATCAAACTGTATCCATGGTCTCCACTGACTGTAGGTAACAACATCGTATCTGTAATGTCAGTTGTGAGTCTCGGTGATCCTCACGAAAACGTCAGCGAAAGTTACAAGGCCATACTTAAGTCGCACAAACCCGCTGGTATGAGCGTATACTTTGACGAAGAAGATGCCACTGCAAGAGACCTATGATTAAAGTTTTAATTCTAAAAAACAATCCAGACACTTACATTATTGGTAAACTGACTGAGATGGATGAAGAGCCGAGTCTCCTGGTGGAGGACTCGCATGTGATTCAGGTGGATGGCACTGTGCAAGTGTATCCTCTCCACACTGACCAACGATTTATCTTCTTGACTTCTACGGATATTATGTCTATACTGGATCCTGCACCCGCAGTGCTGGCAGCATACCAGAAAGCAGTTAATGAGTGATTTTTATACAAGTGTCTGTCTACTGGGCGATGACATTCTCATCCGAGGTTACGAGCACGGATCCCCCGTGCAGTATCGGGAGAAGTCTCGCCCTACTTTGTTTCTAGTGCCCCAAGCGCAACAGAAGACGAGTAAGTATCGGACACTGGATGGTCGTTATGCTTTCCCTAAGCAGTTTGATGGTGCCCGTGAAGCACGGGAGTTTATCAAACAGTATGAGGGCGCATCGGGTCTGGAAGTCCATGGATACGAGCGGTTTGTTTACCAACACATCGCTCAGAAATGGAAAGGTGAGATTGATTATGACATGTCCCAGATGAAAATCTGGACCATTGATATTGAGGTCGCCTGTGAGAATGGATTCCCAGACGTGCAAGCATCTGCTGAGGAGATGCTATGCATTACGATGAAGAATTTCAATACCAAGGAGACAATCACCTGGGGGACCAGGGAGTTTGTTGCTCCTAAGGATATTGAATACCGTGTCTTCTGGACAGAGCAGGAGATGCTACAGGACTTTCACTCATGGTGGAATCAGAATACCCCTGACATCATCACTGGATGGAATAACAACCTGTATGACATCCCCTATATCTGTCGTCGTATCGAGCGGGTGCTGGGTGAGAAGTGGAAGAAGAGTCTGTCACCCTGGAATAGGGTGATCGACAGAGAGATCAGAATTCAAGGACGTACAAACATTGCTTATGAGATTACAGGTGTAGCGATCCTGGATTATCTCGATCTCTATAAGAAATTCACTTACACCAACCAGGAATCCTATCGCCTAGACCATATCGCCATGGTTGAATTGGGTGATAAGAAGTTGGACCACTCTGAGTTTGAAAACTTCAAGGATTTCTACACGTCTGACTGGCAACGCTTCGTGGAATACAACATCCATGACGTGAATCTGGTTGACAGTCTGGAAGATAAGATGAAGTTAATCGAGTTGGCAGTTACCATGGCGTATGACGCCAAGGTAAACCTTGAGGATGTATATTCTCAGGTCCGCATGTGGGATACTTTGATCTACAATGATCTTAAGCATCGCAACATTGTGGTGCCACCTCGTATAACTACTAAGAAGGATGACAAATATGCGGGGGCATATGTCAAAGAACCGATTCCTGGAAGCTATGATTGGGTGGTGTCTTTCGATCTCAATTCTCTCTACCCTCATCTTATTATGCAATACAATATCTCCCCAGAAACCCTACTCGATGAAAGACACCCAACGGTTACGGTTGAGCGAATTCTTAATGAGGAGGTAACCTTCGATGGAGATGGTTGCGTGTGTGCTAACGGTGCTCAGTATCGTAAGGACATACTTGGTTTCCTTCCGCAAATGATGCAGAGAATCTACGATGAAAGAACCATTTACAAGAAGAGGATGCTTGCCGCTAAGCAAAATCTCGAAGATGCCACCACATCTGCAGAGACCTTGGCACTACAAAAGGATGTGTCCAAATTCAACAACATCCAAATGGCAAGAAAAATCCAACTCAACTCCGCTTATGGGGCCATCGGAAATCAATACTTCAGGTATTACAATCTTGCAAATGCTGAAGCAATTACTCTATCGGGACAAGTAAGCATCCGATGGATTGAAAATAAAATGAATGCTTACCTTAATAAAATATTGAGGACGACTGATGTTGACTACGTTATTGCTGCTGATACTGATTCCATCTATCTCAATCTGGGTCCTTTTGTACACGAGGTATTCAAGGGCAGAGAGAAGAGCGATGAGAGTATTGTTGGGTTCCTTGACAAGGTGTGTCAAGTGGAATTTGAGAAGTATATTGGAAATTCTTATGAAGCGTTGGCGTCCTATGTGAATGCTTACGACCAGAAGATGTTTATGAAGCGAGAGAATATCGCTAACCGTGGCATCTGGACTGCTAAGAAACGATACATCCTCAATGTGTTTGACTCTGAGGGTGTCCGATACAAGACACCTAAACTTAAGATCAACGGCATTGAAGCAGTCAAGTCTTCTACCCCTGCACCCTGTCGCACTGCCATTAAGGACGCTCTGAAGGTCATCATGAATGGCACAGAGGATGAGTTGCAGAAGTTTATCGCTGACTTCCGTGATAAGTTTGAGGCGATGCCTGTGGAAGACATTGCATTCCCCCGTGGATGTAACAACGTGGCAAAGAATTCATCACCTGCCACCATCTATGGCAAGGGATGTCCTATGCATGTGCGTGGAGCACTGCTGTATAACTTCTATATCAAGAAGAGAAAACTGGCACACAAGTATCCCATCATCCAAGAGGGTGAGAAGATTAAGTATGTGATGCTGAGGACACCCAACAAGATTAACGAGAATGTTATCTCATTCTTCCAGACTCTCCCAACCGAGTTTGGACTTGACAAAAGTATTGACTATGACCTACAGTTTAAGAAGAGTTTCCTTGATCCTTTGACTGTAATCCTAGACACTATTGGTTGGAAACCTGAAAAAGTAAACACCCTGGAGGCATTGTGGTCGTGAATTTTCTTTCCGATATCGTAAAGGAGATCGATAATGAATACGCTGGTCTGGTTTCAGACGGAGTTGCAGCAGGTGACACCGCTGCTTATATCGATACTGGTAGTTGTATTTTCAACGCACTGGTATCTGGATCAATCTATGGTGGCATCCCGTCCAATAAGATTACAGCTCTGGCTGGCGAGTCTTCAACTGGTAAGACTTTCTATTGTCTTGGTATTGTCAAGCATTTTCTTGAGATGGATCCTGACGCTGGTGTGATCTACTTTGAGTCTGAGTCTGCTATCAGCAAGAGCATGATTGAGTCTCGCAAGATTGATTCAAATCGTATGGTGATTGTCCCTGTCACTACGGTGCAGGAGTTTAGGCAACAGGCAATCAAAATCCTGGACAAATACTTAAGTATGCCTGAGGAGTCTCGCCAACCTATGATGTTTGTGTTAGACTCATTGGGGATGCTCTCAACCTCTAAGGAGATTGAGGACACCGAGGCGGGTAAAGAGACCCGCGATATGTCACGGGCACAGGTAGTTAAGTCTATCTTCCGTGTGCTCACTCTCAAACTGGGTAAAGCAAACGTGCCCATGATCGTTACTAACCACACTTACGATGTTATTGGATCTTATGTCCCTACAAAGGAAATGGGTGGAGGCAGTGGACTCAAGTATGCTGCATCTACAATCATCTATCTCTCAAAGAAAAAGGAGAAGGATGGCAAGGAAGTTATTGGAAACATTATCAAGGCAAAGACTGCTAAGTCGCGTCTGAGTAAGGAGAATTCTGAAGTTGAAACCAGACTTTATTACGATGAGCGTGGACTTGACCGCTATTACGGACTACTGGAATTGGGTGAGAAGTACGGAGTCTTCCAACGGGTCGGCAAT